CATGAAAGATTTAGCAAAGGGCGTTTTGCATTTGTGTCAAAAGCACATGAACAAAGAACGCACAATCCGTATCCGCAATGAATATATTCCGATTGACCCAAGGGCTTGGGACAATGAATTTGACATCGAGGTAACTGTTGGGCTTGGCACTGGCAACGAAGACCAGAAGACTGCAATGATGCTTCAGGTATCTGCCAAGCAAGAGCAAATCTTACAACAGCTTGGTCCAAACAATCCGATTGTCAACATTACTCAATATGTAAATACGCTCAAGAAGATTGCAGAGACAGCAGGCTTCCGAGACACAGACCAATTCTTTAATTCAGGCCCAGAGGTCGAGCAAGCAATGGCTGCACAGGCGCAACAAGCGCAGCAACCACAAGTAAATGCTGAAGTTGAATTAGAGCGACAAAAAATGGAAATGCAAGTGCAGTTGCAACGCGAAAAAGCGGCTGCTGAATTACAGTTACAACGTGAAAAGTTTAAAGCTGAACTTGAATTGCGTAGGCGTGAACTTGAATTGGAACTGCAACTTCGCCAACAAAAAATGGCGATGGGTGGCTCTATCAGTGAAAACTTACCGAGGGTCTAATGAGCGACGGAAAACTCAATCAAGAATTAGGCCGCGCAGCAGAAGCGCAGGCAATATTAAGCAATACGCTTTTTAAGGAAGCGTTAGAAACATTAAGATCGGCTTATACGGACGCATGGCTTAACTCCCCTGCCCGTGACGAAGAAGGTCGAGAAAAGATTTACCAGTTCATGCAGGCATTAAAGTCTGTTGAAGAACATTTGGTAAGTGTCGTCCAGACGGGCGAATTGGCAAAGGCGCAATTAGAGGATTTACGAACTCACAAGCGCCTAATTTAAAACTTAGGAGAAACTAATGAGCGAAAGCAGTATCCCGACCGGGACTGAGCAACTCTCTATGGCTGATGCCATTGACACACTCTTGAATACCAACGCCCCTTCCGAGGCAAGCGAAGTAGAACAAGAGCCAACTGCCGAAGCGGAAGCAGAGGCAACTGAAACAGATGAGGCTGAAATTGAAACCGTTGATGATGACCAAGTTGAAACAGAAGCTCAAGAAGTTTTGGATGACGACGAAGCAGAAGGCGAACCTTCTGAAGAAGTCGAATATTACACCGTTAAAGTTGACGGCGAAGAAATGGATGTCACAGCAGATGACCTCGTTAAATCGTATCAACTGGAACGGGCTGCCCAGAAACGCCTATCAGAAGCTGCGGAACAGCGTAAAGCGCTTGATGCAGAACAGACGGCGATGGAGCAGGAGCGTCAAAGATACGCTCAAGGTCTTGCACAGTTACAGGCACAACTTACCCAAACTGCTGGTGAGCCTACACAGGAATATTGGGATAAACTTTATGAGGAAGACCCTCTTGAGTTTGTCAAACAGCGTGAAGCGCAGCGCGACCGTGAAAAAGCTATGCAAGTTGTTCAGCAAGAACAAGCACAGCTAATTCAACAGCATGTCGCGTCTGAGCAGGTCAAGCTGGTTGAACGTATCCCAGAATGGAAAGACACAGATGTTGCAACCCGTGAAAAGGCGGGTTTGATTAACTTCGCGCAACGTGTCGGTTTTACGAACGACGAACTATCTCAGGTTGTTGATAGCCGCCTAGTAGACGTTCTGCGCCGTGCATACCTGTATGACCAACTTCAACAGGAAAAACCTGTTGCTAAAAAGAAGGTCGCCAAGGCTCCAAAAATGGTGAAGGGCGGTAAGCCTAAAACTTCGCGGGACGTAGCTTCCGAGAAAAAGCGTAAGGCTTTTGACCGATTAAAAAAGACGGGTAGCAAAGATGCTGCCGTCGATTTTCTACTTAACCGCTAACGCCAAGGAGATTTAAACATGGCTACGCAAACAACAGTTATCGCTATCGGAGAGCGCGAAGACCTCTCTGATGTGATCACCCGGATTGACCCGGATGAAACCCCAATTTATTCCGCGCTCCGTAAGGAAACCGTGAATAACACAACCTTTGATTGGCTTGTTCAAGAACTAGCTGCATCAGTAGCAAACAACTTTGTTGCTGAAGGTGCAGATGCTTCTTTTGCAACACCAACACAAGCAGTACGCTTTTCAAATGTGACACAAATTTCACAAAAAGATGCTGCTGTTTCTGGCACATTAGACAGTGTTGACACTGCTGGTCGTGACCGGGAAACTGCGTTGACCTTACACTAGCGCAGTATAAACCTCGTGAACTCAGGGGAAGCCTAAGTTGAAAGATATGGTAATCCTGAGCCAAGCCCCGGAGGGGGAAGGTGCAACGACTATTCCGCAAGGAAGTAGGGTCAAGTGACCCGAAGCGCGAGGGTCTGCTAGGGCAGACGTGATATAGTCTCATCTTATGTGAAAGCATAAGCAGCCCAAAAGGGCGGTTTCAGTTTAACGAACTGAAACGAAGATAAATGATCAAAAGGTTCTTAAAGGCTTGGAACTGCGCCGAGACATCGAAAAAGGTCTTTGCTCAGACAACGCCAGAGCAACTGGTGCAACCCGCGAGACAGCAAACCTGTCAAGCTGGATTACCAACGTATCTGTTGGAAGTTCTGGTGCTGCACCAACTGGTGACGGTTCAGACGTACCAACTGGCGGCACAGACCGTGACTTGTCACTGGCTCTCATTGATGCGGCGCATCAGGCTGCTTATGAGGACGGCGGCAACCCAAACATGCTCGTTGTATCGCCTGCTAAAAAAGCGACGTTCAGCGACCTGTCTTCAGGTTCAGTTGCTACAAACCAAATCCAATACACTGCTCCACGCGAAGCAGCAATTGTTGGGTCGGTCTCGCTTTATTTAAGTGACTACGGTGAACTTTCAGTGGTCATCGACAGGCAAATCGGTAATGACCGTCTGTATCTTTTGGACAGCGACTACGCTGCGGTCGTCACCCTGCCGGGTCGGAACTTCCTTGTGGAAGATTTGGCTAAAACAGGTGACGCAGCCAAGTTCCAAATTATTACGGAATATGGTTTGAAAGTATCTGCACCGAAAGCACACGGCGCAGTTTACGACCTTAATTAAAGTGCTAGGGGGTAGCTTCGGCTACCCCCATTAAGGTTTTCTAATGAATAAAAGACTAATGAAACGTGACCCCATTACTGGTAAAGAAACTTGGGTTCACTTTAACAACGATGAAATGATTGTTGAAAGCAAACATAACATTGACGGTATTGTTGCTAAAAATCGTGAAGAAGCTAACGAGTTTCGTCCCGGTTCGCTAATAGGGAACACGCAAGCGCATCGACGTAAAGTTGCTGACATACCTGCCGGACTTTATCAAGAACTTGTTCAAAAATTTGGTCAACCTAAAGACAACCCGACTGATTGGCGAAAGTGGTTAAACGATTATGACAATCGTTTTTTCAGAACTGACACAGGACACATCTAATGGCTATCACGACTTATTCCGAGTTGCAGACTGCGATTGCTGAATTTTTGGCACGAACCGATTTGACCAGCGACATCAAAAATTTTATCAGTCTTGCAGAAGCAAGAATGAGCCGTGAGTTAAGCACCCGCAGTCAAGAAAAACGTGTGACTGCTACCACAACTGCTGACGATGAGTTTATAAGTTTGCCGACAGATTTACGGGAAATTCGTGTAATAAAACTTAACAGCAGCCCGCAAAGAGTGCTAGAGTATTATACACCTCAACAATTTTATAAACAGTTCCCCAATGCGTCCGGCGGCAAGCCCGAAGCATACACAATTATTGGGACTGAGGTTGCATTGCGTCCTGTCCCGTCTGCAGCAGAAACCGTCGAAATGATTTACGGCGAGGGAATTACTGCTCTGTCAGATAGCGCAACAACAAACACAATATTAACACGACACCCCGACGCTTATTTGTATGGCAGTCTTACTCACGCATACACATTCTTGATGGATGAGCCGAGGGCCTTGCAATACGACCAATATTTTAGTCGAAGCATCGAAGAAATCACAAAAGAAATGGAAAAGTCACGCTTTGGCGGTGGCGGTCTTGCAATGCAAGCAGAGTACATAGGAGCATAAAATGTCTGCACTTTCTGATTACGCCGAAAATAAAATCCTAGACCATATTCTAGGCACATCGGCTTATACATTCCCTTCACAAGCGTACCTTGGTCTAAGCACTGGTTCATTTGCTGACGATAATTCTGGCACTGAGTTAACGGGAAATAATTATTCTCGCGTAGCCATTAACTTTGATGCTGCTTCTGGCGGTACGACTGATAACTCAGCCGCAGTTGAATTTGCAGCTGCAACCGGGTCTTGGGGCGCAGTTTCGCATTTTGGAATTTTTGACGCCTCATCTTCTGGCAATCTGTTAATTCATGGTGCTTTCTCATCAAGCAAAACGATTGGCAGTGGCGACATATTAAAAGTAGCGGCAGGCGACCTTGACGTAACTGCTGCCTAATAGGTGGCATCATGGCTACTAACACACCAAGCCTAGAGCAACTTACAGGCAGTATTGATGCTCTACCGCACAGCCTAGATTTATTAGACGCCTTACCTTGGGAAAACCCGACCCTTGAGCAGTTGGATGCTTGGGGAGATTTGGACTTTCTTGATGCTTTAGGCAACATGGACAACCTGTCATCGCTGGCTGTCCTAATTGCTCCAACAGCGTCTGCAAGTGTTTCTGTTACTGCAACTGCATCAATTCAGTTTGCGATACCAGTTGATGCCTCTGTTAGCTTTGCTGTCACAACATCTGCTGAAGCGCAAAGAATTACATTTGCGGCAGGTGCTGTAAGCACTGCAATAACAACAACAGGCGCAGCAACGCCCGTCCGTCAAGTTGACGGCTCGGTTAGCACATCAATTACAGAAAGTTCCGTTGCAACACGAGTTGCCACAGTATCGGCGTCTGTAAATGTTGCCACCACAACATCGGCGGCATCTATAAGAATTGCACAAGTCGATGCTTCCGTTACGGGAGCAGCATCGGTTGCCGCAACTGCTGCGTTTATCGCAAAGATGGACGGTGCAGCAAGTATATCAGTTAGCGTAACTGGTTCAGCTATACCAATCAGATTGGTTGACAGTTCTGTCAATACGGCAGTCACAGTAAGCGCATCATATAATGCAGTCGTCCT